CGCATCCGCGAGGCCATCATCGACTTTGAAAACCGCAGGAAAAATATTGACTGGTATCCTGTGACCTCGCCAGAGGACGGCGCTGTTGCCTACAGTCGCACAGATGCAGACGCACCGCCATTGGAGCTTGAGGGTGACGATGCAATGTGGGTTGACCATTTGATGACGGCCAAGGCCAACAAGGCAATGGCCGAGCGTGAAATCGAAATAGCTACTTCAGCTATTATGGACACAATGGGCAGTCACGACACAGCCTTCGCGTCTGTTGGCAATCGCCGGGTGCAGGTCAAGTGGCCGATACGCAAGATGCGCGCGCAGCCTGAGCGGGTCACACCGGCAAAGCCTGAGACTGTCATGCGCCAGAAAACATTAACGCTAAAGGAGATTGACTGATGCCGCCAAAGCGCCAAGAAAGCTCGTGGAAGCCGGTTGTTAACGCGGTGGCCGCTTACCACCATTACAACGGCTTCGGCCCTACAGTGGACGAAATAGCCTACGCAATAGGCAGATCTAGAACTGCCGTCAGGTTTCAGCTAGACAAGCTGATCGAGGATGGCATCTTAACGCACACGCCCGGCAAGATCAGAACGATCAGGGTAGTTGAGTAGATAAGGGGGCGAAAGCCCCTTTATTTTTTAGTGCGCTGCTGGATGCTTTCAATTGTGCCAGCCCCAAAATAGAAACCAAGGATCACAAGCATAGCGTAATTTATTGTGAACTGTTCCATCACTTTTGTTACTGCGTCTGCGTCACCCCGGCCAGTGATTGTCATAACAAGCACCAGCACATAGCTGCCCAAGAACGTAGCCCCAAACATCAAGGCGAGGTAACGCTGGGCAATTTTAAATGGTGCATAAGCGCCCATTAAGTCAATCTTGGCTTTACTCTTCGCCGCAATTTCTTCTTCTGTGCTGGTGTGCATATCATCAATGAGCTTCATGCCCTGACTGATAACACTATCTGATCCTAGTATTTTTCCTAATACAGCTAACATCACTCAACTCCTAACATTCTGGATAGGCCGAAAACTTCCATCAACATAAATGTAAAAAACAAAAGCAGCACACCCCCGGCAATAAGTTTGCCGCTAAAATTTGTTGAGCCTATTTTGATAGCCACAAATTCGTTGCCTAAAATCCTCAGCACAAGCTCAAAACTATTTTCGCCTATCTTGGCTTGGATTGGTTTTTTGTTTTCTTCACCCATCAGCCAGCGCCCGCATACGTTTGACCAGTCTCTCTGAGCGATTGGGGAGTTGACGCGCCCATTTACTGTCGAGCATCTCTAATGCAGCCCCAGCCCAATCACGCGCATCGACACAACGCTTCTTGCCCTTAAATTTTTTCATAGTCGGCAGACCCATATTAAACATCATGTTGGCAATGATGCGCTGCGCCTCTTCTGGTAGCTCGCTGAAATCTTGATAGAGCCGGTGACAATCCTCGCGCACGATGGCAATGTCCAGATCGAATAGCTGCTTCATCCGGCGTTCTGTAATTGTGTAGCCCAGTGGCTTGCCGTGTTCTGCATCACCCTCAATGATGCGATGCCCCACGCCGACAGTCAAATACCCACTCGTGCATTTATACACGTCTAGCCGCATACCCTCATCAGCGATTAGCTCTTCGCGTAGCTTTTCAATATCCATTACAGCCTCATTTCTTTAGCCAGCGCGACAGCTTTGAGCCAGCTTTCTTCTTCAGCATCGCGAGTAAACGCATCGACCTGCAACCGCTTACTGTACTGCTGTATCTGACTGACGTGGAAGAATAAGCAGCTTCTATGTTCCTTGCCACACAGCACCAGTATGTCATAATCTGCCCACTCCTTTGTGTTACGCGGTAAATACTTCTGCGAACAGCCAGACCCAAGCTGAAAATGATAAGCCGGATTTCGCTTACCTTTAGCAAGTATAAGGCTCGCAGTCTTAACTTGTATCCTAAGCACCGTGTTATCAGTCTTTGAAATAGCCACGCCATCTATTTTATCCTGTGCTGCTTGTGCATACGCCCACCCAGTCATGCCCAATATTACCCCGGCAGCAAAATGCTCACCGGCTAGTCCAATCGTGGTACTCATGTAAGGCCGATAGCCCCGGCTGTTGATACCATAACTGCTACAAACAATCCTACCACAACAACCACCAGCGCAAAAACAGCTAGGCCGATCTTCATGTTTTCGATTGCTTCATCGTGCGCGATGGCGGCAGCCTTGGCAGCAGCTAGTCTAGCCTCTCGCTGTTCGCGCAACGCCTTGTTATGATGGTTGATGATTTCCTGCCACGTTGATGGTTGGTCGGCTGGCTTCGGCCAACGCATGTTGATCATCGTGGCGATCTGCTGCATCTCTTCGTTGAGGCGCTTCGCCTCTAATACAGCGTCAATTGAACCCTTAAAGCTAACATCACTAACCCCGGCCTGCTTGTTGCGTTCCTCGTTTAGTTTTTTCTGCGCCGAGAACAACGTGCCAATCTGCTCCGACAAATCAGCCACTGATTGCACATCGTTCACTCGTGCTTTGATGAATGCTATCGCATTTGACGCAGCAGATACCGCCATCAGCGCCGTGCTTATCGGTTCCATTATGACAGCATTCCTTTTTTCAAAGATTGGCATCGCCATTTTTTAGGCATCAGGCCGTGCGTCATTTCGCCAACGTCACGACCCATTTCCATAGCCCGGCGTTCACAGGCAGCGCGGGTATCGTATGGGCCACGAGTGTCGTGGAACTCGATACAATCGGCAGGGGTCGCTATCGCGCAAGCTATGACGATTGCCTTAAACATTTCCTCGTAAGATCACGCTCAACAGCAGCAGGATTGTAGTGCCAGCAGTGCCTATCATAATATGTTCGATGCGCTTGATACGCAGGATGGTTTCACGCCAGCGTTCAGCACACACTGCCTCATGCGTGTCGATCTGGGCTTGCACTGATGAGGCTGTAGGTTTCATCAGCCAGCGATTTCCATCAGAGTTAGCGTCATTGGAAAACTGTCGGTTCCAACCTTTGAACTAGAAGTATTACTTACCGCAAACTGCATTTGATAAGTGGTTGAAGATGTTGTTGCCGGAGAGTCTAAATACTGGTTACTAATTCTGCCGTGCATACCACCAGCACCAACGTAATTTTCAAATGGACGAAGATGATTATTATAATACAATCTAGTAGTTCCATTGCGAATAGGTGCTATTGTTATACCAAAGCCACTACTCATGTAGTAATTTATAGACCACCAAACTAAGATTTTGGAAGTTGTAGAAACAGGCGTAATATCCAAAGTTAGTCCAGTAATATTTTCAAAAGTTTCAGCCGCCGAAATGCCTTGTTCACCTGTTTGTACAGTGTTTAAAACCTTAAGCACACTACCACTAGGCAAACCAGCAGATGTGACTGCGGTGAGAGACTGATTGTTTAACTTTATAAGTGCCATATCTGTCTCCTATGCCTCGTCTGTTTCGTAAGTTATATCAAACTGCATCTCTGAATCGTGCGCACGTGGAGTAGGGTCAAACGGATGGTCTATGGTTGCTTCTCCAACTGAGCCATTAGTTGTTGAATATCTAAATTTTACATACCTTTTATCAGGGGTTGCGAAACCCATCAAAGACATTTTCTCCCACCCCTGCGCTGCAAAATGAAAATATACAGTGCTAGTCTCAGGGAAATAAGTTGATACGTTTTTAACTTTAAAAGGCAAACCATAAATACTAAGCGATTGACCACCCGCAGAACCATTAGCATAGGAAGCTGCTGAATAATCTAATCGCAAATTAAAATTAGCATGAACTAAATTCCCTATCCTAATATAAGTACCTGCTTGCGTTAAATATGAACCCGACCCAAAAGCATCAGTTTCGTATGCCGTAGTAACATTAGCAGTGCTCCAATGCGGAACAAATGTACCAGTGCGATAAAACGCATTGCTGCTAAGATCAGTCATCTTAAATGTGGATGCTGTTGTTTCTAAGTTCGTAGGAGCTATTGTTGCTGCTAGCTTTGCAGATGTAACAGCATTGTTACCAATCTTAGCAGTAGTAATAGCACCATCAGTAACGCTGCCCACACCCAGCACATCACCAAGAGCCACAACAAAGTCTATGCTGTCGCTGCTTGTTAGTGCGCTGTCAAAGATGAGGTTGCTGCCGCTCACTTGGAAGCTATCTTGGCAAGCCTGAATGACACCATTGAGTGAAACCAGTAGCTGATTGGCAGTCTCTGGATAATATGCTGCGCCACCTAGCGTCAAAGCGTAGGTTGCTGTTGCAGAGGCGGTCAGGGCATCAAGCTTGTGGAAGCCACCTGAGATTGGAGCTTTGCCGACATAGGGCATTAGTCAGCCTCCTCTATTGTAAAGTCATCATCAGCATCATTGTGTCTAGCTAAAAGATGGTCATATTTTTCATTGCCGACATTAGCAGGGATAATTGATTGACTGCCATCTGCGTTTACTGCAATTACTGTAGTATTAACCAGTGAGTCGCCATTCATATCCGTACCGCTAACATATTGTGCTGACGTAAAATTAAAATTAATCATTTTTATAACTCCGCACTAACTGAAGCAACCGCATCACCATTGCTTCCACCAGACTTTATAAATATCATTTGAGAACCTTTATAAAGAGTAAATCCATTTACCCCTATGCCTGTAGCTGTTGGAGATGGAACAGTGTAACTGTTAAAACTGTCGATAGATGAAGGTGCTGCTCTTTTTTCTACTTTAAACCCAACATCAAGCCATTGGTTGGCGGCATTGCCGTTAAGTGAAACTGACATAAAAGAATAACCATCGCCACCACTTGAAACTGCGTGACCTAGCAATTCAAAATACCGCTGACACCTAGCCAACTCATCGCCATAGCTGCGGTGTTCAAACGGCGTGGCCTGTTCGCCTACTTCTAGCTGGATGCCGGTGATGTACCAAGTTGCAGAGCCTGTGGCAATTAACTGAACACTGCTAGAGGCAGTATGATAATTAGCACCAGCCCAAGCATCGGCAGGACCTTGAAAGCTTGTGCCAGAACCTAAATCCAACATAAGTTTTAAGCCTGTGACATCTGTTGTTAGCCAAGTACCTGATGTGTCTAATTGGAATGTCTTTGTGATTTTTTCCCAAGTGTTAGCTGTAGAAATATTATATTGGAAAGGGTAACTACGGGTAGCCGCCCCGTTTTCCAAACTCGCACCGTGATTTCCAGTCAAGCTACTTTTTACCCAAAAACTAAGAGTAACTTTAACAGCATCGCTTGTGCCTAACATAAGGTGTGCTACATTCTGACCTTCAATTCTATATTGAATGACATAGTAATCTGAAGCCGCAATACTGCTGTCTGCTGTATCTACAGTAGCTTTCAAGCTGTTTTTGAAGCCTTGACCAGAAGGTGTGTCTGTTTCTTGACTAAGAGTAAAAGCACCGCCACCTGTAATGCTTGTCAAATATCTGTCAACAGACACATAACTAGCATTAGCCGCACTCGCACTCGTACCCCGCTGTGCCACCTGCATCGCACCATTGATGATGAGGTTTCTTGCACCAGCAAACTGGGATTGTCCGGCTGGTAATATTTTAGATAAAGCCATTAGCTTGCCTCCAGTGCCGTAATTCGGGCTTCTAACGCTGTGATTGTTTCTTGCTGCTCTTGGAGAGCCTTAATTAATATCGGAACAAACACGCTGTACTTAACCGACTTTGTAGTTTCACCAGTTTCTTCACCTTCATTATTGGTGTCTGGTGATTCCTTAATCATATTTGGAAATATTTGTTCTAACTCTTGAGCGACTACGCCAATTTGTTTATCTGTTGTGCCAATCAAATTATAGTTACGAACTTGTACTTTCATTAAATCTGCAAGTTTTGGAGTTGTATCAACAATGTTTTCTTTTAGTTTTACATCTGAAAGTGCGCCATAAGAGTTGTTACTGTTTTCACAGTCTCCGTCACCCCGAACAATTAAGCTTTTAAGAGTAGAGGTTCCTAAAAAACGCGCAAGTACGTCACTTGCTGTTTTAGCAGCGTTAAGAACAGTAAAAGTAGCCCAATCAGCGTCAGTGCCGATGCCCACGTTGCCGTTGCTGCTGATACGCATTTTTTCACTAAAACCAGTTGCGTCTTTTGCTGTAGCGGTAGCAAACTTGAAGCCTGTGTTAGAATACAAACTGGTGGGGTCTGATGCTGTCGCACCAGTAAACATAACTGCAAAATTAGACCCACCATCCAATGCTAGACTAGCACCTGATGAACCACCGTCTATATTAAGGGTTTTCTGTAACCCGCTTGGGCTTACAGTGCCAATGCCCACGTTGCCGCTGCTGCTGTCAACTTTGAGAGTGCTAGTGTCAACAGTAAGGTCGCCAGCAATGTCGATGTTGGTATCTAGCTTTGCGCTAGTAACAGAACCATCAATAATCTTGGCTGTGCTTACAGACGCATCCGGCGTTACTGTCGTTTGCAAAGCCAGTGAGTTGTAGACCACATAGATGTCGTCTGTCGCTACAACAGAGCCAGTAAGCGTTACTGTTACGCCATCAGCACCAATAGAATATGCTGTTGTAGGCTCTTGCCTCACGTTATTGATAAAAAGTGAAATGCCTTCTGCGCTTGCGACAGCGTGTGTCAGCGTCAGGCTAGTGCCAGTAATATTAGTAAAGTCTTGTTTGGCAGGTACTTGGCTAAAGCCTTGCGTCTGTTGATTGCCTATGTAAGCCATCAGTTAATTCCTTATGTTACCGGAGTGCTAATTGCATCAACTACAGACACCCAAACATCTGCGGAAGCAGCCGTGTCTGACTTTACATAAAGCCTGTCACCAGACTTAACGACAACTTTTGCTCCTCCATCCAAGATCTGAAGCGCACCGCCAGCAGCAATGGGTGCGCCTAAAACCAGATGGATGTCGTTAGTGCCATCGTTAATATAACAGTCAACGGTGATAGCGTTAGTCGTTACATTGGCAATGTGAATACCTACAATCGTATCCACACTATCAAAGTTCGCCCCATCAGGTATGTCAGCAGCGACAGTGCCTACTGCGTTTAATGTATATCTATGAAAATTCTGTGCCATTATTAACTCCTATAAGGCAATCGCCATTGCAATGCTAAAGCCATTAGTGGCAAAACTTGTGGTGTCTGCCGCTGCATTATTCCAGTTAGTGCCATCATAAACTCTAAGAATGTTGTTACTGCTGTCAAAATACAAATCACCAGCATCTACTGTGCCAGCATT